GCCACTGGCACCAGCACCGGAAACCTCACGTTCCAGCACGGTCAGACCGCTGGCAATATCGTGACCTTCACCGCTGGTCAGATTGATCTGGGCAACCCGTCCTACAGCGATGAGGACGGCATCCAGATGCTGACGCTGCCGTACATTGCCACCCCGACCGATTCGGGCAATGATGAGCTAGAGATCGTCTTTACCTGATCGCGTGGCTTTTGTCCTAAAGCAGTCGGACTCCTACACCTGGCCGGTGAGCATCAAGCTGCCGGCCAACGGTGGCAAAAGGGAGCGGCAGACGTTTGACGCGGAGTTCAAGCGGCTGCCGCAGAGCCGCATCAATGAGATTCAGGAGCAGGCAAACAAGCGTATTAGGGCAGCTGAACGCGGTGAAGATTTAGGGGATGGCATCACCGATCAAAGCATCGCCGATGAGATTTTGGTCGGATGGGATGGCATCGTGGACGGTGACGGTGAGCCTGTGCCATTCAGCAAGGGCAGCAAGGCGCAGCTGTTGGATGTGCCATTCATGGCTGGCGCTTTGATTGAGGCCTATTTCGAGTCGCTGGTGGAGGCGAAAAGAAAAAACTAATCGGCGCCGCTGAGCACTGGCTAGGCGGCACCGAAATCGACGACACAGCCAAGGATGCAGCGGTGTTTGGCATTGCACCGCCACCAAGCAAAGAAGCGAAAGATTTTGAGGTGCTGCCAGAAGCGTGGCCCGCTGTGGCCGTGTTTCTCAAGGTGCAGACGCAGTGGCGCGCGGATTCTGGCGCAATTATCGGTCTTGACTACGGCGCTGTGCGCTGGGTGTTTGAGCTGTATGGCATCAAGGATGAGGCGTTCAAAACCCTTGCAGACCTACAGATTATTGAGGCTACAGTGGTAGCAGGCTTTATGAAGCGCAGGAAGTAGCGGCCATGGCCCTGGACATGACCACAGCTCTGACGATCAGGGCCAAGGTTGATGGGCTGCAGCAGCTTGGTGGTTTAAACAGAGGGCTGCAGGGCGTTGCTAAGCAATCAGATGCCACGGCTTCGGCCATGGGTCGATTGAAAGGCGCAGCATCTGGCGTGATGAGTGGATTGCGCGGCCTGCTCCCAGTGCTTGGTGTTGGCGTGGTTGCCAAATTTGCAAAGGACAATATCGATGCAGCTGATGCGATGTCGAAAATGTCGCAGCGTACTGGCGTTGCGGCGCCGATGCTTGATAAGTTCCGAAAGGTAGCAGAGCTAAGCGATACCAGCATTGAAGGGTTAGGCAAGGGCTTCAAGACGCTGGCAAGCAATATGTACGATGCCCAAGCCAAGGGCACTGGGCCAGCGGCTGATGCATTTAGCAAGCTTGGCATTGCCATCACCGATTCAAACGGCAAGCTGCGCGAATCTGATCAAGTAATGCTGGACATTGCTGATAAGTTTCAGAAGATGGCAGATGGCCCAGAAAAAGCTGCATTGGCTGCCGATCTATTTGGCGCAAAAATTGGTGATGAGCTGATCCCGCTGCTGAATAGCGGCGGCGATGCTGTACGGAATATGGGCACAAGCTTGACACAAGAATTTGCGGATAAAGCAGCGGCTTTTAATGACAGGCTGGAAGTGATGCAGGAAAAGCTGGGCGATCTAGGTCTGCGATTGACTGAAGCATTATTACCTGCGCTTGAAAAGCTTGTGGGCATCATGGAAGGGATTGGCTCAGTATTTAGCACCCTGCCGCAACCTGTGCAGGATATTGCGATGGCATTCACTGCTGTTGCGATACCAGTTGTTGCGCTTGCTGTACCACTTGGCGTCCTGGTTGGTGTATTTGGCGCGTTGGGCACTGCGTTGGCATCTGTTGGCCCAATTCTTGCCGGTATCCCTGCATTGATTGCCGGATGGGCCGGCGCGATTGGCCCACTTGTGGCTGGTCTTGGCTCATTGGGGCAGATTCTGATCGGCGTCTTTAGCGGCCCTGTAGGCTGGGTGGCGCTTGCTGTTGCTGCTGGCGCAGCTATTTATGCTTTTCGAGATCAGATCGGCCAAGCATTTCAGGCCATTGGCGGATTCTTGCAACAGGCTGCAGTTGGGTTTAAGTCTGTGTTTATTGATCCGGTTATCGATCTTGCAAGCAAATTTATTCAGTATTTAAGCGATACCTGGTCTGGCGTGGTTGACTACCTTGGGGAACCATTTTCCCAAGCGTGGGACTGGGTACAGCAAAACTTTATGCAGCCATTAAATGATGCAATTCAAAACGCCGTAGAAACTATTTCCCAGGCATGGTCGGCTCTTAGTGATGCGTTATCTGCTCCTTTTGAAGCTGCAATAGGAACCATTCGTGGTATTGTCAATCAAATCCTGAGCGGCATCGGCAGGGCTGTCAGCGGCGTTGTGCAAGCCATAAACAACATTATTCAAGGTGCAAACTATGCGCTTGCGCAATTAAATTTGCCGCAAATCCCATATTTGCCAATGCCTCAAATTCCGCAATTTGCCGACGGCGGCGTGGTCAGCGGCCCAACCTTGGCAATGGTTGGCGAGGGCGGCGAACCTGAATATATCGTGCCTCAGTCTAAAGCTGGCAAGTTTGCGGCCAACTGGATGGCCGGCGTGCGTGGTCCTGCTGCCATTCCGCGCTTTGCTGAAGGCGGCATGGTGGTGCCAACTGGCGCACAAGTCAGCATTCAGACTGGGCCGGTAACCCAGATGAATGGCACCAACTACGTCACCACACAAGACCTCAGCAGCGCTGTGCAGGCTGGTGTAAATCAAACACTAGCGTTATTGGCAGGCGATAGCCGGGTTCGCCGCAGCATTGGGATGGCGTGATGGCTCAGTACGATCTGCTTTGCTTTCTTGAATATTACGCAGACCGCAACAGCGTCTACAGTGGCGGCAAGCGTACACCAACACGGCGCTGGCAGAATTTTTACCAGGTGCCGCAGGATATGTCACTAATTGACAGTGACGTGCAAGGCAGCTTTGTTTACATCCCGTTTTCAGCTTCTGGGTTTTCGCTGCGATCAGCCAATACCATTGGTGATCTTACTGTGGAGATTGCAGCTACGGGCGACATCATCGACTTGACAGATAGCGCCATTGGCACCAATCGGCTAGTCATTGCCTCGTTGTATTTGCAAGATGCTGGCAAGGATTCTGTTGACGCTGCTAGCGCACAGCTGATCAGTCGCTACATTGGCGGCATTGATGGTGCAACTGTTGACGATAAATCAGTAAGTTGGACCGTTAGCCCTATGGTTGATAAAACCAACCCGCAGGTGCCTGTGCGCAAAGTTGCTTCAGATTTAATCGGGAGGTTTACCGGACGATGACAACACCATTTCTGGCGATCAACATGCGTGTGCAGTGCTGCGATGGCACTGTGCATGATGGCGTCAAAATGTATATGCGCGACGGTCAGAAAGTATTTATCGGTTGCGATGACTGCGAGATTGTAGACGTAGAAACAATTGAGCAAGCAACAGCTGTAGTGCCGCCAGCCATGCTGTTAGCCGCAATGCAGCAATGCAAGGAGTTAGCGCAATGACAAACAATATTGCATCTTTAGCAAACAAGGAATCTACCGGCTATCCAGCGCCCAAGTCGTCGCCAAATCAATCGATCACAAACCGCGACCGCTCACCTAGCAATCGCAAGGCGCCAGCTGCTGATCTTGGCGAACAGCAAAAGATTGCGGTTGCTGGCGAGACGGTGCCGATCCTATTCGGCAAGCGTGTCAGCAATAAGGGCGGCGTTTGGATCCAGCCATCACTGGTCAAGGCAGGATCTTATTTTTTTAAAGGGAGCTTTCTGTTCCCGGTCAGTCAGGGTGAGATTGTAAGCAGCCCGGTCAAGCATCGCGTATGGGTTGGCCTGCGCAATATGGCATTTCTGGCTGATCAGACGATTACGATCAGCAATATCTACAACAGCGCGGCAACGCTTGCAGCATCACCTGGGACGTGCCCTGTGCTCGGCGCTGGCATGTATTGCGGCAATGAGACTTATTCATTTCTTGCAGAATCAATCCCCGACTCTGGTACATGGACCAATCGGGCAGATTATACGGCTACGAAATACTGGGCATATAGAGAAATCCCTAGAGGGACCGGCGATACCACAAACATTGGATTTTTAGGCACTGTAGAGTTTTTTGATAATGTTACGGGAACAGATCTAACGAGTGCATGGTTTGCATATATTGGATTTCCCCCTAGCACGCAATTTGCGTTTAATACTTCGCCCACCTATCCGACAACCATGCCAGTAGCTGGCGCGGTTGATGTGGTTCAAGATTTTAGCTATTTTGTTTTTCCGCCTGATACCGACTGGATCACTGTTCTTGGAGCATCTGGCAGCATCACAGAAGTCTGGACAATGCTCGGGGAATCTAACCCATTAGTGGCAACGTTCCCGGCATCAGTCGGAACCCTTACGTCGATTCAGTGCGAATATATCGTCAGTGAATACGCAGATCCTGCCAGCACGCCAACGGCAGATAACTCGTCTTATGCAGACATAACATTCTTGAAGGTAGTGGGCGATATCTACGATCCACCAGAAGAAGGCTCATATCCAACCACAACGCGCCAGTTGTCGATCTACTACGAGCAAGGCGTCAAGGTTGATCTGTATAGCGTGGATGCAGCAGGCAGCACGCAAGGCGCCAGCAATCAGCTGGTGGATCTTGCAATGTATCTGTTTACCAGCCTGAAGCGCAATGCTGCTGGTACAACGCCGGATGTAGCATCGCCGATCCTGACTAGCAACTTGCCGACCATTGCAAGCTTCTGCAATCAATACAGCCTGCACTTCAATGGCATCATTGCAGAATCAGTCAACATTATCGAACTAATCGGCGAGACTGCGCCGTTTTTCTTGCTGTCATTTCTTTCTACTGGAGGACAGTATCGTTTTGCGCCAGTGTTGCCGATCAATGGCAGCCAGCAGATTAACCTTTCTACACTGAGCGCAGCGGCAACCTTTACCGAGGATGAGATCCTGCCTGGATCGTTCGGCAAGACCTATGTATCAGCCGCCGATAAGGCAGATGTGAACTGCGTAATGCTATATCGGCAGAACGATCCTGATGCCATTGGCACGCAGCAGACTGTGCAAGTGCGTTACAGCGGCGTGAGCCTTGATGCGCCAACTGAGCAGTTTGATATGACCGATTTCTGCTCAAACCGTGATCATGCCATCATCTACGCTAAGCACTATCTAGCCCGGCGGAAGTATTCCGTCCATGCTGTGAACTTCAGCATTCCGCTAGATACAACCGGATTAATCCCCACCGACATCATCAAGATTGAGCGGCAACGGATCAGTAGCGCTGGCGACAATCGGACGGAGACGGAGTATTACCAGATCACATCCATCGATCACAATACTGACGGCACCACAAGCATTGAGGCGTCTCAATTCCCAGTCAACGGCAGCACTGTTCCTATCATCAGCAATGAAGTGGTAAACGGGAGTTTTACGGTGATCTGATGGCAACTTTCCCCTCGCTGGCGCCGCGCACAAGATCGCTCACGCTGGGCGATATCCCGCAGCAGGTCTACACCGGCAGCAGTGGCGGGGATGTTCGATTTAAGCAGGGCAGTAGCTATATCGCGCAACAGCTGACGTTGGGCTACG